CCTCGACGCGAATTTGTGGGGAGTTTTGAACGAAAGTTGAGGTAGTTAAGTGGGAACGCGAGGCCCTCTACCGCGGCCGGACAGCAGCGAGACCAAACGCGGCCGAAACACGATGTACAAGAAGACGCCAACGGCTCCCGCGACATCGGTCGCACCACCGCGAACGCTGGTCGGCCCGGCCCTCGACTTCTGGAACGCTCACGCGCCGCAGCTCATCGCCGACGGCCGGCTCCGCGACGACCAGGCTGAGTCGTTCGGAATCCTCTGCCAGATCGCGGCCGACTGCCGGCTCCTCTCCGAGCAGGTCGCCGCCGAGGGCTGGATCACCGCGACCGACAAAGGTCAGGCGATCTCTCCGGTCGCCAAGCTGCTGCGCGAGTCGCGGCTCGACTTCATCAAGTACGCGAAGGAATTCGGCATGACTGCCGCCTCCTCGCTCCGCCTCCCGCAGGAAAAACCGAATGGCGAAGAAGAAGGCGACGAAGAGGACCAGGTCCTCCGCAAGCTCTCGATCCGCCGCGCCTGATCCGAAGAAGCGTCCGGAGTACGTCCCCGGCTACGAGTGGGACGAGGCGGCCGCCAGCGCCCCGGTTCAATTCATCGAGACGCTCTGCCGTCACCCGGACGAGCACGGCGGCGAGCCCCAGCGGATCAAGCTCATCGACTGGCAGGTCGACAAGGTGCTCCGTCCGCTCTTCGGCTGGCGTCGCCCGGACGGCCGCCTCCGCTATCGCCGGGCCGGGATCTTCGTCCCGAAGAAGAACCGGAAGAGCTCGCTTATGTCGCAGCTCGCCCAGTTCCTCATCACCTGCCATGCCCCGGCGCAAGACGTTTTCCTCGCGGCGAATGATCGGCTCCAAGCGCGGACGATGTTCCGGATGGTAAAGCAATCGGTCGAGGCCTCGCCGAAGTTGTCGCGGATGCTCGAGGTGGTCGACTCGCGGAGCACGATCCGCAACCGGGAGACCGGCCGGGAGATCCGCTGCCTGTCCTCCGACTCGTGGCGCAACGAAGGCCTAAACGGCTCCGTCATCCTGGACGAGATCCACTCCTTCAAGACTCCCGACCTTGTGTCGGCGCTGATGTACGCGACCCGCGGTACGGCTAACGGGATCGTGATCTCGATCTCGACGGCGGGCGACAACCGAAACGGCATCGGCTGGCAGTGGTGGAAGGACTGCGAGCTCGCGATGGAGAACCCGTCGGCCAACCCGACGTTCTACGGACTGATCTACGCGGCCTCGCCGGAGGATGACTTCTCCGACCCGAAGGTCTGGCGGAAGGCTAATCCTTCGATGGGCGTCGCGTTCCCTGAGGACGAGTTTGCGGCCGACTACCAGGACGCCAAGACCGACCCGCGGAAGATGTCGAAGTTTCTCCGCTACTCGCTCAACGTCTGGCAGCAGGCCGACAACCGCTGGTTCCGCAACCCCGACGACTGGGCCGCCTGCTCGTCCGGCCCACTCACGCCGACCGACGGGCGGCCCTGCTGGATCGGCGTCGACCTGGCGAGCAATCTCGACATGACCGCCGCGTGTATGGCGTTCAAGGAGACCGACGGCAGCTACTTTCTCGAGTGGCGCTTCTGGGTGCCGGAGCAGACGGTCGCGGCCCGGGTGAAGGAAGGCATCCCATACGACGCATGGATCCGCGAAGGCTGGGTAACGGTGACGGAGGGCGCTCGGCTGGATCACGAGCACGTTGCCCGCGACCTCATCGACTACGCCGAGCGGCACCGCGTCGTGAGCGTGGGCGTCGACCCGTGGCAGGCTGGCGCGCTGGCGACCCTACTTCAGCGGCACGATATCGAGGTCCAGACTATTGCACAGCGGACCGGCACCCTAAACAGCTCGTGCAAGCTCCTCGAGGCGCTCGTCGTCGAGCGGAGGTTACGCACGGGCGACCCGCCGAATCCGGTCGCCGCCTGGGCGGCGAATCACGTGTGTGTTTACCAGGATCCGACGGGGCTGATTAAGCCGGACAAGGCAAAGTCCACGGAGAAGATCGACGCGATCGTCGCCGCGGTCAACGCCCTGGCGATCGCCTCCACGAGCGACGAAGGCAGCACGAGCCCCGACGACTGGAAGATCATCGAACTATGAGCCGACCAAAGGCCGCCGCAAAAAAGACACCCGCCAGGCGGACCCGCAAGCCGGCTCCCTCCTACGAGATGATTCGGGCGTTTCCCTCTGGCCCGTTCCCCGTCTTCGACACCGAGCTCGCCGGCAGGCCGGAGACGGCGATCCGCGTGACGGCGATCCTGGCGGTCGTCCGCTTCCTCGCCCAGGCCTGCGCGTCGATGCCCGGCCACCTGATGCGGACGATGGCGGACGGCCGGAAGGGCGTCGCCTCCGACCTCCCGGTCTCCTACGTCCTGACCAAGCGGCCCAACCAGTGGCAGTCGGCCTACGAGTTCTACGAGTGGCTCGTCTACGCCGCGGCCCTCCACGGCAACGGCTACGCCCGGATCATCCCCGGCCCGCGCGGCTTCTGCTCGGAGCTGCGGCCGCTCCACCCGACCCGCGTCAAGGCGGAGCGGATGAGCGACTACTCGATCCGCTACCAGTACCTCGAGCCCCGCGGGACCTGGACGCCGCTCGATCAGTCGCAGGTGCTCCATGTCCGTTGGCTCTCCGACAACGGCCTCGTCGGCATGGCCCCGCCGGAGTTGTGCTCGACCTCGATCGCCCTCGCCCGGTCGATCGACACGGCGGCGACTGCGTTTTGGGACAACTCCGCCCGGCCCGATGTCGTGCTCGAGACGCAGGAGACGATCCCCGACGAGGCGGTCCAGGCCCTCCGCCGGCAGATGCGAGACCTGTACGGCGGCGCGAAGAAGCGCGGCACCGCCGCGGTCCTCCCCCGCAAGATGCAACTGAAGACGATCGAAGGCAACACCGCGGAACAGTCGCAGCTGCTCGAGCTGCGGAACGCCATCGTTGCCGACGTTGCCCGCTGCTGGGGCGTCCCCTCGACGCTCATCGGTGACTCGACCATGAACAAATGGAGCACCGTCGAGCAGGAGCATCTCTCCGCTCAGGTCTGGTGCTTGCTCCCGTGGCAACGCAGGATCGAGGGAGCGATCGACCGGGCGATCCTGTCGACGTACCAGGAGAGCGGCGACCAGGTCTACTTCAAGCTCGACAATCGCGGCCTACTGCGAGGCGACACCGCGTCGCGAGTCCAGCTCTACTCCTCGCTCTGGCAGCAGGGGGCGATTTCGCCAAACGAGATCCGCGACCTCGAGGACCTGCCGCTCCTCGACACGCCCGCAGCAAATCAGACGTACGTGCAACTGGGATTCTCGACGCTCGACGCGGCGGCGGCCCAGGCCGACCAGTCGACGACCGACACGCAGTCGACGGACGACACGCCGAGCAGCAGCGGCGAAGGCGTCCCGGAGGCCGGCGGCTTCCGCGAGGGCCAGCTCGTCTACTTCGACGGCGGCGAAGGCGTGATCGAGCATCTGATGGTCGACGGGATGCTCGGCGTCGAAGGCAGTCCGTTTGCGATTGCCGCCAGCGCCGACGAGCCGGCGGCCCTTATTCGCATCAACCAGGACGGACAAGCGACGGAGCTGCTCGTAGGGAAGCGAGTCTCCGACCTTTCGGCGACGCCATTGGAGGGCTGAGGATGGAGCGGCGATACCTCTCGTTTGAAGATCTTGGCGACGAGGGCCTCGTGATCGAGACCCGCGACGGCGAGCCTGCGCGGCTCCGCGGCATCTCGCCTCCGTGGGACTCCCTGTCCGTCGACCTCGGCGGATACCGCGAGAAGTTCTCCCCGACCGCCTTCGACAAGGTTCTCGGACGCCATAAGAACGACCCCCGCGGCGTCGTCGATGTCGTGGGCCTGTTCAACCACGACGACAACCAGGTCCTGTCGCGGACGACCAACGGCACGCTCCGTCTCGCCAAAGGGCCGAAGGGCCTTGAGTACGAGATGGACCTCCCCGACACGCAGCTCGCCCGCGATTTGACGACGCTGGTCAAGAGCCGGACGATCTACGGATCGTCGTTCGCGTTCACCGTGAGCGAGAAGGGCGAGCAGTGGGTCCAGGACGAGCGCGGCCAGCCGGTCCGGATCGTGACCGACGCCTCTGGCCTGTTCGATGTTTCGGTCGTGACCCGGCCGGCCTACCCGTCCTCGACGGTCGGCCTGCGGTCCCTCGAAGCGTGGAAGGCCGCCCAGGCTGTCGTCGCTGCGAAGGAGGAGCGGGCCGCCTCCGACCTCACGATCTCGCTCGACTTCGACCAGACCTTCACCGCGGCCCCGGGCCTGTGGCGGAGTTTCATCGCCGACGCGACCGCCCGCGGCTCGCGGGTCGTCTGCGTGACCCGGCGCGAGGATACGCCGGAGAACCGCGACGCGATCACGGCCGCTTTCGGAGACCTCTACGACGCGCTCGGCGGCCTCGTGCTCTGCGGGCCAGCCGCGCAAAAGCGGGACGCAGCCGAGGCCGCCGGCTTGTCGGTCGACATCTGGATCGACGACACCCCGGAGACGATCCCGTCCTCCGGCGAGGTCCGCTCCGCCGTCAAGTATTCGACATCGCTCGGAGCCCGGGCCGCCGCCGCGGCCGCCATCGCGAGGCTGCGGAACTATGCCGGCTAGGTGCCCTAAATGCGGCGGCATGTGCCGGGTCGACTCGTCCAAGCGGGCGGGCCTCGTCCAGGTGCAATACGTCCAGTGTGTCGCCTGCCGCGCCCGTCGCCGGCAGGTCGTCCCCGCGTCCGCCGTCTGGAGGAGAAGCAAATGATCTCTGCCGCCCCGCTGTCCGCTGCCGGTCGGTTCCAAGACTTCTCCGACCAGATCAAAGCGTTCCTGACCACGGCGAAGGTCTCGGCGGTCGACGGCCTGACCTGGTCGGAGTTCGGAGAGCTGCTCGTCGCCCTGCTCCGCCTGGGCGTGGGCGCGGCCGAGCTGCTCGACGTTCCCGGCCCGGAGCGGAAGGAGCTCGTGCTCGAAGCGGTCGCCGTGCTCTTCGACACCGTCGCCGACAAATGCGTCCCGGTCGTCCTCTGGCCGGTCTGGCTGATCGCCCGCTCGTCGATCCGCTCGCTCGTGCTCGAGCTCGCCTCCGGCGCGGTCGAGCAGATTCTCTTTCAGGTGAGGCTGAAATGATCCCGGCCCTACTCGTCGTCGCCGCTGCCGCCGCCGTCGCCTGGCCCTGGATCGTCGAGCAGGCGAAGGCCTTCGACCTCCACCAGATCGAGCGGCGGCATCTCGTCGCCGCGGCCCTGGTGGCTGCGGCGCTGACGGCCTATGCGACCAGCCAGCCGCAGGCAGGCCCGACGCCAGCCCCGCCGGCCCCGGAGTCGTTCTCGCTCGTCGGCCGGTTTGTCGGCCCCGACGCCGCCGCTGACGCAGCGACGACCGCCGCCATGTGCGAGGAGCTCGCCGCGGAGATCGAGTGGGACGGCATGCAGGCGGAGCCGATGCTCCGGACCGGCGTCTCGTTCGACGAGCTGCGGCGTCGCGCCCGGCTCCTGCTCTGCCGGGGCGTGAGCCTGGGCGAGAAGCACCCGCTCGCCCGCGAGGCGATCAAGTCCTACCTCGACCAGCACGCCGGAATTTCCGGCGGCCCGGTCTCTCCGGCGCAGCGGTCCGCCTGGGTCGCCGCCTTCCGCGACATCGCGAGGGCCGCCGCCAATGCGTCACGCTGACCGACAGCCCGCTCGCGTGATCGCTGTCGCCCTGCTCCTGGGCGTGGCGTTCCTGCTCGCGCTCGACTGGTGGACCAGGCCGGGCGTTCGTGCCGTCGGGGAAAACTTCGGCTACGTCCCCAACCCGGAAGGCGTCCGCGAGTTCCTCGCCGAGCTCGAGCAGCCGCTCTTCCGCGACGCCGGGGCGGAGACGATCGCCAAGGCGAAGGGGATCGACACGTTCCTCTATCGCTCGATGTACCGGGCGCACGCGGCCCGCTACGGCAAGGCCTTCACCGTCGGCCGCCAGGGGATCGGCGACTGCGTTTCGTGGGGCTGGGCGCATGGCGTCTACTGCTCGCAGTCGGTCGACTGGGAGACGGGCCGCCTGTCCGAGCCTCCGCTCCTGCCGGCCACCGAGAGCATCTACGGAGGCTCGCGCGTCGAGGCCCGCAACAAGCCGGAGGGCGGCGGCGGGTGGTCCGATGGCAGTTATGGCGGCGCGGCGGCCCACTGGCTGCGGGACTGGGGCGTCGTCTACCGCGAGCAGGTCGGCACGCACGACCTGCGGGTCTACTCTGCTGACCGGGCGAAGCAGTGGGGAGCCTACGGCAACGGCGGCCAGGGCGACGGCGGCAAGCTCGACGCCATCGCAAAGAAGCACGCGGCGAAGCACGTCGCCCTCGTGCGGACGTTCGACGAGGCGGCGGCCGCCATCGAAGCCGGCTTTGCTATTCCCGTCTGCTCAATGCAAGGCTTCGCGTCCGTCCGCGACTCGCAAGGCTACGCGGCGGCCTCCGGCTCCTGGGCGCACGCGATGTGTTTCGTGGCGGTCCGCTACGCGAAGAACGGCTCGCCGTCCGATGCTCTTTGCTGCCTCAATTCCTGGGGCCCTTCGTGGATCTCCGGCGGCAAGTGGCCGGACGATCAGCCGGAGGGCTCCTTCTGGGTCCGCCGCGATGTCGCCGAGCGGATGCTCGCCGGCCAGGACTCCTTCGCCGTCGGCTCGATCGACGGCTTCGGCTGGCGCGACTTGCATAACGGCAACTGGCTCGCACCCATCCCACCGGAGACCGTATCGATGAGGAGCCCGCGATGATCGACCGAAAGACACTCTTCGCCCTGCTGGCTGCGTTCGCGGTCGGCTACATGATCTCCGGCTCCTCGAGCCCGACGCCTCCGGCCCCGGACCGCCCGGTCCTCCGCTGGATCGCGAAGGCGGCGAAGTCCCTGCTCTGGATCGCTCTCGTCGCCGAGCAGCCTCCGGCCCAGGGAGCGGAGCGGCAGCTCGTCCACGCGCCGCCGGTCGGTGAGGATGGCTACCAGACCGTCGACCACGGAAAGGGCTGGTAATGCTCTGGCGCTGGCTGATCGCGTTTCTCGTCTGGCTGTCGGCCGACCCGCGGGCGATCGACCGCGAGGCCCCGAAGGCGGCGGCCGCGGTCTCCGCTGCCGTCGCGTCGATGGCGATCGACGCGCCCTCCCCTGCCCCGCCGGGGCCGGCGAAGTGCATCTGTGGCGAGACCTGCGTCCGCGGCATCTGGAAGCCCGACGGACGGATCGAGCAGCGGTGCGGCTGCGAGTGTGACCGCTGCAAGCGTGAGCGGGCGAAGACCTGTACGTCCGGAACGTGTCGCTGAAAACGTCCTACCGTAGGACGCTTGCCAACTTCAGCGGCCCCGGCTGTCGGTTCTATCGTGGCGGCAGTTTCGCCCAGCACCACGCACACGAGGACCGCCATGTCGACCAAGCGCCGCCTTCTCCAGGACGAAGCCGCCCAGACGATTGCCCAAATGGAGGAGCTGCGCTCGTTCACGAGCGAGAACCCCGAAGAGGTCGCGACCGCCGAGGCCCGCCTCGCCGATCTCGCCGCCCGGTCCGAGCAGATCCCCGAAGAGATCCGGCGCGAGAACGACCTCGACGCCAAGCTCGCCGCCCTGCGTACCGTCATCGCCAGCGACTCCGAGCCCCGGAGCACGATCGAGAAGCCCGAAGCCAATAAGGAGCCCGCCGTGAACGTTCGCCACTTCGACTCGTCCGATACCGCCACCAAGGCGGGCCTGTTCCTCCGCTCGATCGCCCGCGGCGAAGTCCGCGCGATGAGCGAAGGTGCCGAGAACCTCGGCAAGGAGCTCGTGCCCGTCGAGCTCTACGGCCAGATCATCAACATGATGACCCGGCAGTCGGTCGGCCTGCGGGTGGCGAGCGTGTTTAACGCCATCTCCAACAAGATCACCCTCCCGAAGGTGGGCGACGCGACCGCCGCGTTCTACTCGGAGGCCGCTCAGGGCAACCTGACCGACATCGCGACGACCGGCGTCGACATCACCCTCTTCGGGCTGCGGAGCCTGACGGCCGTCTCCAACGACCTCATCGAAGACTCGGTCGTCGATGTGGCGAGCCTCTTCGCCCAGTCGACCTCGAACGCCTTCGCGGCGAAGATCGACCATGCCTGGCTCCAGGGCGACGAGACGGCCGGCATCGACGGCCTCGTCGGCGAGGTGGACAACGAGGTGCTCGTTGCCAACGGCCCCGCGACGACCCCCGAGAAGCTCGCCGAGATGGTCGGCCTGATCGATCCGCTCGCGGCAAACACGAGCTGGGTCGTGAGCCCGGCCGGCTACGGTGCCCTGCTCGCCGCCCACAGCGGCACGCAGTCGGTCATGCTCGCCGATGCGATGCAGCCGACCGTGTACGGCCGCCCGGTGTACGTGACGACGGGCCTGCCGTCGGGCGTCCTGGCCCTCTACGGTGACTTCTCGATGGCGACCGCCGTCGCCATCAAGGCGAGCGGCCTCCGCGTCGAGGCTCTCCGCGAGGTGCAGGCGATCAACGACCGGACGGTCTTCGCCGCCAAGCAGCGGGTAGGCATCGCCAACCACGCCGCGAACTACGTCGCCAAGCTCGTGATCGACTGACCCGAGCCTCCGAGGTAAAGACGCCGGGCCGGGAGGGATTCCGGCCCGGCGTCTCCTTTATGCACACGCTGCGACTCCTGAAGTCTTATCGGGGCTACAAGGCGGGCGAAGTCATTAAGGCGACGCCCAACCTAGCCGAGACGCTCCAGGCTTCCGGCGTGGCAGTGATCGACCCGCAGGCCTCATTCCTCGAGCCTGCAAAGGCGGAGCGGGCTGTCGGGGTCAAGGTACAGGCGAGGCAGGCTATCGAGACGCGCTAGGAGCCCGGGCATGCGACCGAAAACGATCCGACTGATCGAGCACCCGGTGGTCGAGCCCGTGAGCCTGGCGGAGGTCAAGGATCAGGTCGGCCTGTCGGCTGACCAGACCGACTTCGACCGGATGCTGATCGGCGCGGCCGCCACCGCCCGCCGGCTGATCGAGCGACGCCTCGGCGTCTCGCTCGTCGCGACCCGCTACCGGGCGAAGTATCCAGCCGGGGCGGTCGTGCTCGAGCTGCCAAACCCGCCCGTCCTGGTCGACGAGGATCACCCGCTCGAGATCACGATCGACGGCGAGGCCCTGGGCACCAACGACTACGAGCTCGAGGAGGACGCCTCCGAGATCGAGCTCGACTCCCCGGCCGCCGACGACGCGGTCGTGACCTACTGGGCGGGCGTGGCCCCGGGCCAGAAGATCGCCCCGCAGTTGCGGTCGGCGATCCTGCTCTACGTGGCCCACGCCTTCAAGCATCGCGAAGCCGCGAGCGAGGACGGAGTGGTCGAGGTGCCAATGGCGTTCGAGACCCTCCTCGCCAGCGAGAGCGTTACGGGGGTGTGGTAATGGGCCTCCCCGCCGGGATCCTCCGCGAGAAGTTTGCCATCGAGACCCCGGTCGAGACCCGGAACGCGGTCGGCGAAAGCATCCTGTCATGGCAGGAGGTCGGCGTCCGGCTCGGCTCTTACGAGGCCAACGCCTACGTCGAGCTTGACCGCCGGAGCCAGGTCGGCGGGAGCGTCTCGGCGACCGTCCGGATGCGCTACTTCCCCGGCCTAACCGGGAAGCACCGCCTCCGCTGGGTCTCGCGGGGCGGCAGGCTTCTCTACATCTCGAGCGTCGTCGAGCGGGGCAACCGCGAGGAGCACGAGCTCACCGTCGAGGAGCAGGCTACGTGATCTCATTGAACTGGAAAACAGTCGAGGGCGAGATCGGCGCGCTTATGCAGAGTTTCGCCGAGCTGCCGCGACACATCGCGAAGAAGCATCTCCAGGCCGCCATGAAGCGGACGCTTAAAGAAGGCGTTCCGATTCTGAAAAAGAACACGCCGAAGGGCGGGACAAAGACAGTCCGGTCGGCTACCACCCGCAACGCCCGAGGCCAGTTCACGGCCGGCAGCGGCAAGCTAAAGAAGGTCCGCGGCGGAGCCCTTCGCCGTGCAGTCACGACCAAATCGAAATACGTCGGCCGCAACAAAGACGGCTTCGTCGTCGGCACGCTCGGCTACAAGGGCGGCACCGAAAGCCGAAAGGCGATCTGGCTCGAGTTCGGGACGACCCGCGGCCTCGAGCCCCGGAAGATGGTCGAGCGGTCGATGTCGGAGATCGGCCCGCGGGTCTCCGCGAAGCTGGCCCGCGAGATGGCGCTCGCCTTTGAGAAGGCCGGCGCGGAGGTCGCGGCGAAGAAGAACCTCGGCTACCAGGGAGGCAAATAGCATGGCGTCCCCCGAAGCATGGCTCCGCGTGGCGATCGAGGAGGCGGCCGACTGCCCGGCCTATCCCCTGGTTGCCCCGGAGACGCTGGCCCCGCCTTACGTCGTCTTCTCGCGGACTGGCACGAGCCGCGAGCGCGACCTCGACGGGGCGGTCGGCGCGCCGGTGGGCACGTTCGCGGTCGAGGTGTACGCCGACGGGTACGCCGACTGCAAGGCCCTGGCCGACCTGGTCCGCTCCGCCGTCAACGACTTCAGCGGCGAGGCGGAGGGCTCCACAATCGACGACGTTGAACTGACCGAAGAGGCTGACGGCGATCCGGTTTTGTTCGACGGCCGCGAGCGTCCGACGTACGTCGTCTCGCAGACCTACGTGATCCGCTGGCAGGAGTAGAAAATGGCCCTTTCAAGCATGCCGACAATCGCGGGCCTGACGCTGCCCGCCGGATGCACCAACGTAAAGGTTTCGACCAGCGCCGCCGACCCGTCGAGCTCGTCGAACAAGGTCGACGTAACGACGCTGGCCGACGACACTCGCGTCTACGCCGAGGCCCCGCTCGTCGACGCTGGCTCCGGTGCCACCGACGGCATCACGCAGACGGTTACGGTCTCCTTCTTCGGCACGGCTCCCGCCGTCAACAGCAACGCGGAAGCGACCGGCTGGATCTGCTCGGAGGTGGAGACGGAGTACGCGGTCGGCGACTTCATCAAGGGAACCGCAACCTACGTCTACAAAGAGCCGCCCGCACCGTAACAGGGAGCATCGCGACACATGCCCACGCCAGCACAGGGAACTACATTTTCCGGCCTTCCTTCCGGCCTGACTAACGTCAAGGTTTCAAAGACCGGCATCGACCCGACGAGCTCGTCCAACAAGCTCGACGCCTCGACGCTCGACCTGGCGGTCGGCTCCGATCGCGTCTACGTCGACGGCCTGCCCGATCCCGGGGCCGCGGCGGTCAACGGCGTTACCACTACGATCACCTGCTCCTATCTCTCCGAGACGCCGCCGACCGCTGGCGACACGATCACCTACGACGGGCAGCAGTTCAAATGCACCGAGGCGGAGATCGAGTACGCGGTCGGCGAGCTGGTCAAAGGCACGGCGACCTACGTCTCGATTCCCAGCGAGTAGGCCTCCAGGCCGGAGGCTAACGTGTCGCAGATCTCGCAAGGAACGACCGTATCGTTTGCCGGTTCTCCGATCGGCTCCTTGATCGGAGTCACCGGCTCCGGCGGCTCGGCCGTTATGGCCGACATCACGAGCGCTAATAGCGCGAAGGTCGGCTCCGGCAGCAATAGCCGAATCCGGAAACAGGCCGATTGCCTGGGCATTGAACCAGGCTCCGTTACGGTCAGGCTGTTGGGCATGCCGCCCTACTCCCCGACCAGCATCGGCCAAAAGGGCTCGCTCTCCTTCTCGACCCCTGGCGGGTCGATGAGCGGCGAGGCCTGCCTCGAAAGCTACGAGGTCGAAGCGTCGGTCGGCGAGTTGCTACGCGGGTCCGCGACCTTCGCCTTCACCGGGAGCTAGTTATGCCTCTGACCAGCAAAGATGCCATCCTGAAAATCGCCGACCTAGGCGAGCCCGTCCGCCTCGAGGTGCCGGAGTGGAACGACACCGTTCTCCTGCGGCGTCCGACCGCGAACGACCGCGACGCCTGGGAGCTCTACTGCCAAGAGCACAACACGAAGCCGAAGTCGGTATGGCGGGCGAAGCTCGCGTCGATGCTCCTCTGCGACGAGAGCGGCAAACTGATTTTCAGCCAGGCCGAGGTAACGGCCCTGGGTGAGAAGTCGGCCGCGGCCCTGCAACGAATTTGGGAGCGCGGGATCGCGCTCATGCGGATCACCGAGGAAGAGGTAAAGGAGCTCGAGGGAAACTAAGAAGCCGGGAGGGGATGCTCGACCTCTTCCTCTACCGGCTGGCCCTCGCGCATCAGATCTGGAACGTCGAGGAATGGAAACAGGAGATCACACTTAGCCAGGTCGCCCGCTGGATCGCCTTTTACCGTGTCTGTCCGTTCGGTGACGATTGGCGTCGCACGGCCCGGCTCGCGGTGAGTCTGGCGGCAGCCAACGGGGCGAAGGTCAAGGAAGACGCCGAGGAGATGTTTCTTCCGACCTACGACCCCAGCAGGCCAACGCAGACGGAAGAGGAAATGCTTCGGGAGTTGTCCAAGATCCCGGGCTTCGCGGAGCAGTTAAAGCAACAGGGCAAGTAGCATGGCGAGCACAATCGGCAAAGTGCGGGCGGTCTTCACGGCATCGACCAGCGGCCTAACCGCTGGCGTGAACCAGGCCTCCTCGTCGATGAAAAGGCTCGAGGCCGACGTAAAGGGCCTCCGCTCCGGGCTCGGGACGCTGACCGCGATCTCCGGCGCGCAGCTCTTCGGGTCGATCGCCAGCGGGGCGAGCCAGGCGATCCGCTCGCTCATCGGCATGGGCGCGGCCCAGGCCGAAGTCATCGACTCGACCAACCTCATGGCCCAGCGGCTCGGCCTCACGTTCGCCGAGCTGGCCGGGCTCTCCAACGCCGGGGCCCTGGTGGGCATCTCGATGGAGACGATCGGGGCCGCGCTTACCAAGGCCGATGTCGCCTTCGCGAAGGCGGCCGGAGGCTCGAAGGTAGCCGCGGCTGCGTTCGACGCGATCGGCCTGTCGGTGGACCAGCTCAATGGGATGTCGGCCTCCGATCGTTTCCAGGCAATCGCCCAGGCGATCTCCGAGATTCCGACCGAGGCGGAGCGGTCGGCCGCCGCGGTCCGGCTCTTCGGCCGGGCCGGGGCCTCCCTGATGCCCATCTTCAACGGCGGGGCCGCAGGCATCCAGGCGGCGACGGCGGAGGCGCAGCGGTTCGGCCTCGCCCTCTCGCAGGCCCAGGCCGACAACGTCGACGCGATGGGCGACTCCTTCGACCGGGCGCAGCAGGCGATCTCCGGCGTCGTTCAACAGGTCGTTGCCTACCTCGCCCCGGCGATCGAGAGCGTCTCGTCGCAGTTCTCGGACCTCATCGGAAGCGTGGGCGGGGCCACGATCGGCCAGACGATCGGAGAGGGCATCCTCCAAGGGGCAAGGTTCCTGGCGCAGATCGGCGATTTCCTCATTCAGAATCTTTCGAGCGTCTGGGCCTACGTCTCGCAAGTAGGCAGCCAGTGGGCGGAGGTGTTCGGGATCGGCAACCAGGTCGCGGCGTTTTTTGCCGGGATTGGCGACACGTTGCAGGCGGCTTTCGGGATGCTCGCCCTGGCGATCAGCGGGCCGGTCGAGGCCCTGGCCCGGGCGGCTCAGTTCGTCGGCGACAAGCTGGGGGTCGACACCTCCGGGCTCGACGCCTTCATCGACGGGGCGGCTGCGTTCAATAACTCAATTGCCGACGGCATCGAGGAGAACGCCAGGTCGGCCGCCGCCAACTTTAACGCGGCCCTGTTCGGCGACGAGTCGTCCGCCAAGTCGCTCGGCCAGGCGGTCGCCGGTCCGCTCACGACATCGCTCGACGCCGCGATTGAACGCGCCCGCAGCGCCGCGACCCAGGTCGACACCGCCGTCCCGAAGTCCGTCGAGGTCAAGCAGGCTGTCGACATCAACGCCAGCAAGGTTAACGAGGCTCTGAAGGGCGTCGACTCCCGCAGCCGCGAGGGCGTGGCGGAGATGTTCCGCCTGATGCGTGGCGAAGGCGGCAACGTCCAGGAGCGGATCGCAACCGCGGCGGAGCGGACCGCCGACGCGATCGAGGGGCTCGACCTGGGCCTCGATGTCGAGTCGTTCGACCTGGCCCCAGCCGCAGGAGTCTAAAACATGGCCGTTGTCTGGTGCCGAGAACTTCCGCGCGAGCGATCCCAGGCGGGCAAATACCGCGAGACGTACGTCTATAAGCGTTCCTGGCTGATCCGGGTGGACGATCCGGCGACGCCGCTCCCGCAGATCACTAACGCGGCTGGTGTTGATTGGCTCGACCCGCACCCAAACGACGCTAGTTGTAAGGCGCTCGAGTTCGACACGAAGCCAGTCGACGACACTGGCCTCCTCTACACCTACTCCGTCACCTACCAAGTTCCGCCGGTCGACAACAAGGACAGCGGCGGCGAGGACGAGCCGGGCTCGATGAGCCAGTTGATGAAGGTGCCGATCTGGTCGGCGGGCAGCTCGGTGGTAACGGCCCCCTGCTACAAGGACAAAGACGGCGACATCATTACCAACAGCGCAGGCGATCCGCTCGAGGGCCTCGAAAAGGAGGAGGCGGAGTTCCGGCTGACGCTCACGCAGTATTTTCCGTCGCATACCAGTTGGATGGGTACGGCCCGGACGTACACGAACGCCGTCAACTCCGACACCTGGAACGGCGGCGCGCCGCGGACCTGGAAGTGCCAGGGGTGCTCGGCCCAGATCGGCAGCGAGAACGTCGCCTCCGCAACGCTTATCTACTGGGAGGTGACCTGGGAGTTTGCCTACCGGGAGGATACCTGGGACCTGAAGCCGTGGGACGTTGGCTTTCATGAACGGTGCGACGTTAACGGCACGCCCAGCCAGAGCGGCGACAAGCGGAAGACGATCTACACCGTCGACAAAAAGCCTACCCGGCAGCCGGTCGCGCTGTCCGGTGGAACTGCCCTACCGCCTGGCTCGCCGCCGCAAGTGATTAACGACGGCAACGGCGTCGAGGTCTACCAAGAGCAGGCCTTCGGGTCCGTCTTTGGCGAGGTCTACACCCCGACCTAAACATGGCACGCGCCCGCGCAAACCGACAGGACCGGCCGGTGATGCTGACGGCGGATGCCGCCCGCCGGGTGGGCCGCGCCGTCGCAAAGATCGAGCGAGGCGACCGCGACATTCACGCGCCGCGGATGCGGACGGCTGGGGCAGAAGAGGCCGATCCCGCCGTTCGACTCGGCACGATCTCGGCAACGTGGGCCAAGGGCGCAACAGCCACCGTCACGGAGCAAAACGGCGACGGCTCGGCCAAGAGCCCGGCATCCACGTTTACGGCGAAAAACTATTTCTCCGAGGTCACGGTCACAAGCGGCGCGGCTCGTGTCGCTTGCGCGAAGGTCGACGACACTTGGATTCTGATCGCGGCGGAGTGCTGATGGACTTCATAGCTGCCATCTCGTCATTTGATCCAACATCGCTACCGCTCTGGCTAGTTGCGAGCTGGGCAGCCGCGATGTACCCGATCGGCATGATGCTCGGTGCAGAGTGCAGCATGTGCTGCAAGCGAGACTGCCAAGAGTGCGCGGGCTCTGGGTGCTGCGGTAGCGAGTGGCCTCGCGCCGATGGCGTCTGCTGCGACGATGTGTGGTACATGGAAGCAGGTGTCTGCTGCGACGGCCGGTGGACCGCTGGTATGAACTTAGTTTGCTGCGAGGGGCA